GTTGTCGTCGAGTTCCATGGCGAGTTTCGCTGTCTTGGCGATACCCATACCCATAACGGTAGCACCTGCACCCATAGCAAGACCTGCTCGCTGGGCTCCTACGGCAAACCGGTTGATAGCTGCAGAGGCACGACGCAACCCTCTGGTCATGTCGTTTCTAACAGTCAGGATCAGCCTTACTGTATTGTCAATTGGCATTATTCGCCCCTATGTACGAAGATGTTAGGAAATTGTCTCATTGTGGGCCTAATAGCTGGCTCCACGTAAGGCCTCGCTGGATATGTCGATGGTGTCCAAGCAAACGGCCATGGTTGCGTACCTCTCTGTCCCCAAAACGGGTTCTGTGCTGGATCAACTGGCAAGTACACCAAACCCTGCCCACCCTGCTCCTGCATCTGAGCGATACGGAAGTTAACACGCTGTGTCCCACGAGTCTGGAAGACCTGTGGACCAACAATGGATCTCATGTTCTCTCTAGAAGGTCTAGTGAACGTAACAAATCGAAGCCCAGATGTTTGGCCGCCACGACGATAGCGAGGTGGGCGACCGGGTGGCGAGGGCCGATAGCTGGCCCAATTATGCCGGTTCTGGTCTGTAACTGGCTGACCTGACTTACGCATCCCCCTACGAATTGTGGTTCGAGCGTACGCAGCTGCACGAAAGAGTCCTCGTACAACCATAGCCTCTTGCCTTCGTTGGTGGTTGAGCAACCAAGATGTGTATGCCTGTCGACCGGTTTGGTGTCCGATCTTTAGCGTAAACTTGGGAGTAAGTCCGTACCTTGCACCGGACATTAAGCCTTTGCCAGCCATTTACTTCTCCTTGTCAAATAAGTGTTTACAACTGTCTTTGAGGGTATCGGCAGTGAGCGACTTCCTGCCCATAGAGAACTTGTTGTAGTCATCCATTCGAACATGCTTCACACCAACTCTGGTCGATGCGTTAGCCTCCGAGAACGACAGTCGTTCCCATCTCTCCCGCTCACAGCCCTCTCGCATAGTCATAAGTTCCCAGTAGGAAAACGGGCCGGGATGTATGTTAAGTATCCCAGCCGTTTGCCAAATCTGAGTCATTATGTCTTCTTGTTCTTCAACTCGCTCAGCGTCTCTCCGAGCTTTTTGTCTAGCTCTTCGTCTAGCCTCTCTTCGACGAAGATTGTCATCTCCTGAGCATGTTCCTCGATCCTCTGTGCTGTCTTTTCCATGCCCGTCTGGATACTGCTCAGGATCGAGGTAAGAGCGGTACGCTTGTGGGCCGGTAAAAAAAGCACGATGGCTCCTAGGAAAGCCTCGGCTGCCTCTCCCATAACATCGCCAGTTAGACTCTCTAGGAAGTCCTTCAGTTCGATGTCGAGTTGCTCTCGCTGAGTATGGCAGCACTCGGTAATGATCTCCATGAAGCGAATCATGTCATCTCGTACGACAATCTCTGTCAGCCAGTTGTCATCTTGGTCGAACACCTTGCCGATGTCGATGCCAAACTTGTGGTGGAGTCTCATGTATAGCTCCACGTTCATCGCTAAGTCCCACTCGCGACCCTTAAGGTCTTTGAATACTGTTTTTGCTTTTTCCATTGGTAGCCCCTATTCTGAGTTAAAAGTCTGTTGTTTCTTCTTCGACGATTAGCTTTACTTCTGCCTTGTCTCGCAGTCTGATAAGCATCTCGCCAGCAGTTGTCTTTCGTCCAATCCCTAGTTCATCTGCAACTTCCTGAGGGATGACAAGCCTTGTATGTGGAACCATCTGTTCCAATAGCTCTCGGTCTCTATCGCTAAACATAATATCTCCTAAAGAAAAAGAAGGGGGCAGGGTTAGCTACCCCCAATGATCGTACCTAGTATTAGGTAACGATGTACCAGCTGGGCTCAACCGTAGGTTCGGTTGAATCGACTGCTGGCTTAAACGTAACTGAAACGGTTTGCCCATCAGACAACGGTTGTGCGAAGTCGTTCGAGTATACATGTGCGTAATACTTGAAACCTTCCGAACCGACAGTCGTGATGTCGTCATTCATAACAGCGATTTGCACAGAAGTTCTGTTCAAAAAGTGTGTACGAAGTCCAAGCTGTGCAGTGTCGCCAGCAACGAAAGTAAACGTCATGGTAGTCTCAAGGTCGAGCAAGCCGGGGCAATGCTTCTTCCATTTAGACCTACGGTCACTGTTCTCTGCTGAGTCCGCTGAAGCTGTGGTAGTAACATCACGAACAGTATCTAGCTCCACCCAAGTAGGTGTAGCATCTGTTGCCGTGTTGTAATAGGCGTATCCATCGAATCCGACGCAAGCCATAATTAGCTCCTATCTTTGTAAAAACGGTATATGAAATTGGAGTGAGTGAAGAAGATGCCAGCCTCTCTGGCTACAGTAGGATCAACCACTGCCTCCATAACAATTGGCTGCAACAATCTGCACTCCCCTCCAGTAACGGTTAATCTTTGGTTCGCACGACTAGCTAACCAATCCATGATGTCCTCAGACATTGACAAAGCAGCAGCCTTATCGGCCTCAGAGTCTGCAGAGATTGGGTACGACAAGCCAACAGCAACTGTGTACTTTAAGGCTTCGTTTGTCCTATCCAACTCGTGAGACTCTTTGCCTTGTAGGGCCACCATGATAGAAGGCTGTAACGACTTCTTGGTGATGTCTGGGATAATCTGTCTCTCAACCACAGCAGAGCCAAACGTAGTTTCGTTCAGCTTGTCTACAACGGCATCAAGTAAGTCTACTGCTACTCCCATTATTTCTCCTTCGTTGCAACACGCCACCATGTGCGGTCTGTGTCGTCGTAGTTGATTACAGAGTTCCCTAGATTCTCGAAGACTTCGAACTCAAGCAGGTTGCCATTGACAAGCTGTTTGATTACGTCGTGCCGTTGAGGATTAGTCGGACCATTGCCAACATCATAGTCAGCAACGTCTATCAGGAAAGCCCTGTGTTTGGTGTAGTGGGCAGTACCATCACCATCGTACGTCATGTCGCCAGAGAAACCTATCGTAGCCGTTACCGGATCAGATACGTCGTCACCTCTGGTAATCGTGACACTAACACCCATGATCGTCTTATGAGTGGTACGAGAAGCATTGAAAGCCCGTTGAACTGGGTTAGTCATGTGAACCTCGATTGTGAAAAAGGGGGCAGGGTTAGCTACCCCCAGAAAACTCAGACATTAGACAAGAAGTGTTTCAGTCTCGCTCAATGCGTCTGTAGTGATAATCGGAACACCATTGCCAGTCATGGTCGGTGTTGGGGCAGGGGCTCCAGTAGCGTTAGTAGCAGTTCGCGACAGTCGCAATTGCTCAAGTGAACGCTGGTTCGTTACGCAGAGGTTTGGACCCAATCCGGCTGGGAACAACTTCATAGCTGAGTAGATCAAGTCGTCAGTCAGTCCCTTACCACTGTCCTCGGTGAGGTTAGCGATACGAGCGGCTGAGTAAAGTGATCCAAGCTGAGCAGCAACCCAAGTACAAGCAGGTGTGTAGTACACTGGCAAGTTCAGGTTTGAGCCGTCAACGAAGTTCTGTACGATAGTTTCTCCGAGGGAGACGCCATCACCCATTACTACGTTCGAACACTCAGATGGGCTGATTCGCAGCAAGTAGAAGCTAGAGCCAGTACTGGCAGTAGTTCCACCAGCGTCGACAACCATGGAGTCAGAAGCACCATCGAGGTTAGCCGAGTCGGCCAAGCCATCGTAACCAGAAGCATCGCCACCAACTGTACCGTTCAGGAACTGATCTTCCATCGCGTACATGGCTGATCGCAAGTGGTACATACCTTCGCGAGCGATGTAAGCCTTCGCTCCACCTTGTCGCCATCGGTCGGCAACAGCCTTGTCTGCCATCCAGCTGAAGTCTAAGATCTTCAGGGTGACAGTATCAATTCGGTGGATGCTATGGTCGAAGTCACGACCTGCGTTTTCGCCACGGAATCCAACTACTGGGTTCTGAGTGTTAACGGCATACTTGTGAGTATCTCCGTTCGAGGATGGGATGGCAGGCAACCGGCTCGTTAGAGGGGCTGCGTCACGGATCTCGCTAAGCTCGTGTGGAGCCAAGTCGAAAGCGTCTGCCAACATGTCTGCAATTGTTACAAAATCATTTGCCATTGTTAATGACCTTCCATAAAAAGAGTTGTGAGTCTAGGATACGGACACCTAGATTAAATGTCTTGAATCTGTCCTTTGATTTTAGATGCAAAGCCCAAACCACGTTTAGGCAAGTTCTCTCCAGAAGCACCAGACAGAGGTGCGTCTTCTGTTTGCTTCGACAGTTCTAGCTCTTGCTTGAGCTTAGCAATGTCTTCTTTCTGGGAAGCGATGAAGCTAGCTTGTGCTTGGCCGAACTCAATGCCTTCCATGAAGTAGTCTAGTCCCTTGTCCTTACCAAAGGATTCAATGTACTTCGACAAGTCTTCCTTGCTGAAGTGGCCTGATGTCGAGGATGGAACACCCTTCGTACCTTGGCCGTCGGACTCTTCGACCTGCTCTTCAACAGCTTCGACTTCTTCGACTTGCTCTTCAACAGCTTCGACTTCTTCTACTTTGTCCTCGACCTGATCTTCGATCTGATCTTGAACTTCCTCTACTGCGACATCTTCAGAAAGTTCTTCTTCCTTGATAATGTCTTCGTTCATGTTCAACTTCATAATTTGAAGTCCTCTCAATTCTAGGAAACGTGTGCAAAAACCGAGCAGACGATCTGGCTCGATACCGAAGACAACTTCGGGTTTGATATCTGATAGTCCGAGGGCGTACTCGAAGAGTTGTTCACCGGACTTGAAAATGTCATCCCTATGGAACATTCCATCAGGATTAGCAGCAGGTTCATCGACAATGTCGACGTAGCGTAGCTGTCCTAGGCGTACGTGTGGTAGGTTCTGCACGTTCCTAGGGTCAGGAGATTGGCTGTAGTTAGCTGCGTAGTCTTCTTCTGCTTCGGGGTCACGAGTGAAGCTGATTGAAGCACCCAATGCTTCTGGGTCTTCTCTCGTAAGTCTCATGACATGCCCAGCGAGGTCACCATCGGGTGTCTTATGGGCAGACTTGTAGAAGTGTAGGTCGCCAATAAGCTTATCGCCTTCGATACGTTTATACTCGACTCGGCCCAATCCCTTCGAGAGGGCATCTCCTGACATGCCGGGGTGAGTAAATCGAGACTTGACACCCTTAGCTGCAGAACTCAATTGCTCTCCAACGTGTGCCATGAACTCTGCATCTACCCACATACCATGTCCGAGGGCTTCGCCAGTTGTGATAACCGCGAAGTTGCGGATAACACCTGCTCCGTAGTTGCCTCCGTTTTCATCTACCGACATCTCATCGGCTGATGATCGTACGACAGCGGCTCGAAACAGTGTCGGCTCACTTGCTAGGTTCTTTAGATTCATCCTTCTTGTCCTTTGCTTTATCTGATTTGGGTTGATTAGTAGGTTTGACTGGCTCTCCCGGCTTATTGGGTTTGGCTGGCTCTCCCGGTTTGCCTTGTGGTGGGACGAACTCGGGCTCTGGCTGCAGTTCTCGCATCATCTCTTCTTCGACCTTCAGCTTAGGATAGACGACAGTGTGCCAGTCGTCGCCAAATCTCTCTGCCCTGATCTCTTCGCGAGTTCTAAGCCCAAGCTGGATAGCCTTGGCATCTGCAGTGATCTCTTTGGATGGATCCCAGTATTGGATACCAGTTGGAATCCACATCCAGTTCTTGGGGTCGCACTCGAAGTCAGCGGGCATCTTGATCTCGCCCTTTAGCTGTCCTACCTTCAGACGCCAGCATAGCCAGTCGTTCATGAAGCCAGTGACGGCATCCCTGTCTTTCTGTACAGCACGTAGATACAAGATCAATGCTGAGCGAGAGCCAAAGAAGTTCGTGTGGTTCTCTTGGAAGAACGAGTATGGGATGTTGAGCGACTTCAGTACAAGGCCTGTCATCTCCTGCCAGAACGCTGCAGTCTCTTCACCCGGCGTGTTGGTCGATAGGAACTTGGCTTCTTCTCCCGGCTCTAGGTCGAGGAGTTGTGGGCCTTTGTCGAATCGTACTTCACGGTCGTTAGCCATTGAGCCATCATCGTTGTCTGCACCCCAGTCCTGTTCACGCTGAATAGACAGGGCGAACAACTGAGCTACTTTGCTCTTGGCTAGGGCGTAGTCATATGACTCGTACAGGTCTTTCAGCGAGTTGATAACAGAGGCCAGAGGACTCACACCACGTACCTGATCGAACCTGTCGTAGAAGCCTAGGGGAATAACCTTACGAGCCGAGACGTTTCTCTCATGCTCGAATTGGTTGCTATGCCCTGTCCTGCGATGGATGGCATACAGTTGAGGTCGGCCATAGTTGTTGGTCTTGACACCTTCTGTCCATGGACTCTCTTCTGTGCCAACGTCACCCATATAGCGACCGTAGCTATCGACACCTTCAGGATCACGAACCCTGTCAGACTCAATGGCCTGCAGGAATCCACCCCGCTGTCGTACAGCGAAGAAGTCGCCGTCCACAATGCGAGCGGCCTCAGCAAGTCGCATGAACGCTCGTAGGCTATGTCGCCCAGAGATATCGAAGTTCTCTGCTTTCGATGCCTGTTGGAAGAACTCGGCAAGCTCTTTGTCGAACGCTTTGTTGCCAGTGTTGGGCTGGAACTTGTGGTCAACCACGAAGTCGATGTGCTTATTGATAGCCCAGCGTGTAACTACGAAGTTCCTACGACAATCCCTAGCCGAAGCGTTGAGAGTCTTCCTGTTGTTCCTGCGTAGGTGTTTGTCTTCAGATGCGACTACACGGGATGGGCTCTTACGCCTTCCAGTGTCTTCTACTGCATCGTAGCCAAACTTAACTACATCTTGGGATTCATTAAGCCAGTCCATAATAGTCCTTAACTAAGGTTGATACGGTTAAAAAGGGGTCGTCTTCCTACTTGCCCGCGAAGCCTTGCCAGTTCCATTCGTAGGTCTCTTAGGCGAGCCTTGGCTGACGGCATGTCAAACACGGTAGTATGTCCATCTTGTGTTACGGTTGACGCACCGGAGTCCAATAGTGTTTCGAGGTTGGATATGGCCGTCTCTAGTTCTGCTTCTGTTCTCATAGCTCTACTTTCGTTCTAGCCCACTTGTGAAAGTCTATCGGATAGCCAAACATGCTGCTTGTGTTCACCGATTTGTTAAACCTGTGGAATTGTGGAATGTACCCCTCCTTGTGTAACTTCTTTCCTATCTCGCTGTCGATGTCGACGTAGACGAAGTGGTAGTCTTTGGCGAAGTCCTTGTGTCTTTTAATCGAACTGATTATTGGTTTGCAAGCACCTCAGTAGTCTGCTCCGATTGCAACCACGAGCGGTTTGTTGTCTGCCTTGTGGGCTTTCAGAGCCGCGATGTAGTCATTGCCAAAGTCTTCACCTCTCACGCAAGAGCTAGCGAGTGCCAGTCCTAACAACAGGCAGCCCGCAATGTAGTGTATGTTTCTATTCATGTCTCGTCTGATCCTCGTTTACTATGAGGCTTCCACGAGATACCGTCCAATATGAATCAGTACCCATCTCAACCTCTACATCGTACTTGTAATAGCCCGGCGAGAGTAATTCAGTCGCTGCAGACGACAAGCCTACATAAACTGTCGTTCCTGTGGAGGAGGAGGTGTCCACTCCTGTGTCTCCATATTCAAGAACTACTTTGTCGTTCATATTCCTAACAGTGAACCTCACGGTCTTGCTAGTGATGTCCTTGCTGACAGTCCACTGCAGCTTGTCGTTGGAAGTGCCATCATAGGCATCGCCATCGACGATAGTGATTGTGGACTCGTCTGGCTGGGCTGAGACGACAGTGACAATCGGGGTCAGCTGTGCCATGATGCCTTCCAGTGTTGTTTCGAGGTTTGTGGATAGCGGCGTTGTCGCTGTTGCCACAATGCTTGTTCGAGTGGCCTGTCTGTGGTGCATGTCTCCCGAGTAGTCATTGCAGCACTCTTGGACATCGAACGTATTGACCGAACCCTCTACCCGAGTAATGAACCCGCTCGTGAAAGATCCTCGGCTGTTCAGGTTGTCGACGATTGCGAAGGTCGGGCTGGTTTCCCAGATATCAGTAATTGTGAAAGTGTCGAGAGTAGTGCCACCCCAGTCATAGTAGACAGTGTTGGGCTGTTGGTCGTTAAGGCCTCGGTACTCTCGGATACCCCTTCTGGTCTTGATACCGCTAACACTGTCACCACCTGAGGCATCAGAGGCCATATCAAGCCATGAGAGGCCGATAGAGGCCCGATGTGAGTTTACTGTGTCCCATGTGCTAGGAGCCGAGATAACGTCTGTAGAGCTACCTAGGTTCCTC